GCGTGTGACCACAACGGAATACAAGCCGGGTTGGGTTCAGGGCCTTGAAGCCGTCGCCCGCTCTGCGGGCTACGACCCCGACAAGGCGCGACAGGGGGCTGGTCATGAAGATTTACCGGAGCATGGGCGGGCGCTGAGCCTCGAGGAGCGCGTCGACGCGCTCGCCGCGGCGGTGCAGCGGCTGCAGGCTCGGGCATCGTCGGGCGACCGGCTGCGCGCGCTCAACTACGAGCGGCGGGCGGACCCGGTGCTCATCGGCGGCGGCGCACAGCTGCGGGCCGCCCGCAAGCGGGTAGGCTGGTCGCAGCCCCAGCTCGCGGCGGCGCTGTCGGTACAGAAGCAGTCCGTCAGCCGGTGGGAGTCGGACCAGACTGCTATCGTGCGCTGGCGGGCGCAGCAGATTGCCGACGTCTTTCGCCGCTCGGACCAGCAGCCCCCGGCGTGGCCGCTCGAAGGATGGACGCTGCCGATTGACCTCTACATGACAGATATTACCGACTGATAGCAGGGGAGAAACAATGCCTTTCCAAAAGGGACAAAGTGGAAACCCCGGTGGGCGAAAACGCATCCCTGACGACGTCAAGGCAGCGTTTGCGCAGGCTTGTCCGCAGGCGGTGGCTACGCTGGTTTCCCTGCTGCAATCGAAGAACGAGGCGATTCGCCTGCGTGCCGCCGAGGTCATCATCAACCGCCACCTCGGCAGGGTCCCCGAGGCTGCGCCGGTGGCGGTCGACGAGGGCAAGCATGACACGCTGGACTTTGTCCCTGCGGTTGTGACGACGACGGCGGCCGAGTGAGTGGAGCGACGCGCGGCGTCGCCCAGTTCGGCCGGCGTCACCTCGAGGTGCTGGCCGACCGCGGGCCCGGCGTGCGCGTCGTCAGCGGCGGATATGGCTCGGGCAAGACTAGCCTGGGCGTCGCGTTCTGCCTCGACCTCGGCATGCGCGCCGGCAGCGAGGGCCCCATCCTCTGCACCGAGCCGACCTACCCGATGGTTCGCGACGTCATGGAGCGGGCGGTCATGGAGTGCCTCGACCGCTGGGCAATCCCCTGGCGGCATTGGAAGCAGGCCCACGTTTTTGAGGTGGGGCGGAAGAAGAAGTTCGAGCTCTGGTGCCGCTCGCTCGACCGGCCGCGCAGCACCGAGGGCATCAACGCCATTGGCGCATGGATCGACGAGTGGGAGCTGTGCGACCCCGAGGCGCTTGTGCCGGCGATGTCCCGCGTGCGCGTCGGCGACGCGCTCGAGCTGGTGCTGACCGGGACGCCCGAGGGCTATGGACCGGCGTATGACCTTGTGCTCGCCAAGCCGTCGCCGACGACGCGGGCCTACGTCATCCGCACCGAGGACAACCCTTTCCTGCCGGCGGCGTACATCGAGGAGTCACGGTCGCGCCTGGGGACAGCCGAGGCCATCAGCGAGAAGCTGATGGGCGTGCGCACCGCGCGCGGCGGCAGGGTCTACGGGCGGTTCGACCGACGGGTGCATTGCGGCACGCCGGCGGTGCGGCCCGGCACCGGGCGCATCATGGTGGGGTGCGACTTCAACGTGCGGTTCATGCATTGGGTCGTCGCCGAGGTCGACGAGCAGCGGAAGGTCGCGCACATCGTCGGCGAGGTCATCAAAGAGGGCGGGACGACGACGGACGAGCACGCTGAGCGCACGGCCGGGTGGATCCTCCGGCACATCGAGCGCACACGCGGACGGAAGCCGACGCGGTCGGAGCTGCACGCGATGAAGGTGCCGGCCTACGTCGACGCCAGCGGCATCGCGCTGCGGTCGACCTCGTCGCTGTCCGACGTTCACCTCCTGCTGCAGGCCGGGTTCCGTCCGGTGCATGGCCGGGCGAACCCGCCCGTCGTCGACCGCATTAACACGCTCAACGTGCTATTCCGCGACCGCCGGGTGACCATCGACGCCGACGCTGCGCCGGTGCTGGCGAAGGCGCTTGAGACGCAGGCGCTCGACAAGAACGGCGAACCCGAGAAGCGCGGCGACATCGACCATGGCATCGACGCCCTCGGCTACCTTTGTCATTGGCAATGGCCGGTGTACCGGCCGCGGGCGAACGTCGCGTCGACGTCGTCGGCGACGGATGAGTGGGGCATCGTCGGGTAGGCTGGCGGTTACATGGCCGGCTGCGCGTGGTAGGCTGCCAGCATGCTCATCCCCGGAAGCGCCAGCGACGCCATCGTGCAGCAGATTCGCCAGGACGCCGGCGCGTGGCAGCCAGACCAGCTGCGGGCGCTGCTCGACGCTGGCCGGCGCGCGCGCCCTGCCGACTACGACAGCACCATCAAGGGCATCGCCCAGCGCTACGCCGGCGACCAGCAGGCCATCGTGCGCGCCGCGCTCGAGCGTTCCTATCCGCGAACCGGGTCGACGATGCCCATCGATCCCATCAACTGGATGCGCTTCTTCGCCCGGCAGGATTCGGGCGTGTACCAGGTGCCAGCGAAACGTGAGCTGATCGACGATGCCGGCGCACCGCTGCCGGCCGATGACCCGCGCGCCGTCGCGTTCGCGGACGCCCTCGAGGACGTTCGCATCGACGTGCTCATGCCCGAGGCCGAGCGCCGGGCAGCAACCGGCGCGCGCGCCGTCGTCATCGTCGCCGGGTTCCGGCGCATCGACGCCGCCGACGAGGGTGAGTGCGTCGCTCACCTCTATTGGCCGAATGACGTCGTCACCATCACGCATCCCTCGATGCCCGACGAGGACGAGGCGCTCTGGTTCGTCGCCATCCGTCAGGCCCGCGACCATGGCCGGGACAGCGCGAATATCTGGTGGGTCTGGTCGCGTGAGTGGACCGAGGACGAGCGCGGCAACGTCCAGGCGTGGTCACCGTGGACGCATCGGCGCATCAGCGAAGACGGAAAGGTTTCGACGCCGTCCGAGGTGTACGAGGGGATGCTGCCCATCGCGTTCTTGCGCACCGAGGCCCCGGCCGGCGGGTTCTGGCCCGAGCCCGACCGGGACTGCCTCATCAACGTCGACAACCTCAACGTCGCCCGCAGCAACCGGAAGCATGTCGTCAACATGCAGGCGCATGCGCAAGCGGTCTACAGCGGCATCACTCGCGAGACAAAGGAGCTGGTTGGCGGGCCTGACAGCGTCATCCAGGTGGGCAACGGCGAGGTACTGCAGTACCTGACGCCGTCGGCCGATCACGCCGCTATCGAGGCCTCGGCGTCGCGGGACCTGCAGGAGCTGGGCGTCTCGCGTGGCAACAGCCCCGATGCCTACTCCGTCGAGCCCGGGGCGCCGCAATCGGGCGTGTCGAGGCTCATCGCGAACGCTCCCCACGAGCAGCGCATCGCCGAGCAGCGCCCCACCTTTGTCGACTTCGAACGCAGCGAGCTGCTGCCCATCATCCTCGACCTGCTCGCCCGGTTCTCGCCCGAGGCGCCGGCGTCGTTCGAGGGCTGCTACCCGCAGGTGACGCTCGGCATGTCCCGCGCCTATGAGGACGACGCGGCGAAGACGCAGCGCGTCCTCGATCTACTGGCCGCGCGGATTATCGACGAGGCTGACGCCAGGGTGATGCTCGGGCTATCGTCGAATCGCGCCGAGGCGCAGGCCTACCTGAGCACCTCGACCACGACGGCTGCCACGGCTGCGCCGGGTGGACAGCTCGCCGGCCTGCTGGGGCTCGGCCTGCCTCCTTCTGAGGGCCTCTGATGGCAGAAGGGGGCGCCGGCCCAGCGGGCGACAGCGCGGACGCCGCACGCCGCGACCTCGAGCTGCTTCGCCAGCGGCTCGAGCGCGAGCTCGTTCGCATCATGTCTGCCCTGGATACCGAGCGCGGGACGCCGGCTCTCATCAGCGACACCGAGGCACGGAAGAACGCCGCCGCGGTCTACCGCCAGGTTGAGCGCATGCTGAAGGAGCAGGGCGTTTCTACCATCCGCACCGTCCTGACCGAGCGCGCGCTGCAGGCCATCGACGCCGTTGCGCCCGGGCAGGCATGGCCGCCGAACGTGCGGCGCGAGCTCGAGGCCATCGTGAACCGGCAGATTGCCGACGTCGTCGACGTGTTCAACGTCGCGTCCAGCGAGGTGCGGCAGGCCGTCAACGCGGGTGTGACGACGGGCGGCAACCTCGGCGACCTCGTTGCTGCCGTCGCTGACCGCATGTCGGTCGCGTTCTTCCGGGCGACCTCGGCCGTTGACAGCGCCATCATGGCCGTCGGTCGGCGTGCTGTCGTCGGCGCCGCCGCTCAGCTGGCCGGCGACGCGGACATTGTGTTTGTGTATGTCGGCCCGACGGACGCCAAAAATCGGCCATTCTGCGCCATCTGGATGGGGCGCGAGGACGGCGTGCGGAAGGCGGTCACCCTCGAGCACATGGCGACGCTCGACAACGGGCAGGGCCTGCCCGTCGAGGACTACTGCGGCGGTTACAACTGCCGGCACAGCTGGGCGCCCATCCCTCGCGAGCGCGCCATCGCCCGCGGGTTGCGGGTGTACGAATGAGCGCCACCGTCGAGGTCATCCGAAAGGGCGAGCGGCTGAAGTGGCCGGTCGAGGACATCGCGAAGAGAATCGGCGCCCTCGTTCCCGGCCTCATCCTTGAGCGCATCGACGCTGGTCTTGACATCAAGGACAAACCGTTCGCGCCATACTCCAGCAACTACGCGGCGGCGCTGCAGCTCGCGAACGAGGACCCGAAGGTCGACCTCCGACTGACCGGCGGATTGATGAACAGCGTGAAGACCCGGCGCATCATCCGCCGCGCCGATGGCGTCGTCACGGTCGTGGTCGCCCCTGACGCTGGCACCTCGCCGCGCGTTCGGCTGGCGCCGCCATGGGTGACCAGCAACCCGGCCGCCGCGGCTGCCTGGCGAAAATCGAACCCGGGCGCATCGCGAACCGGGAAGCGCGGGCCGGCGCACAATGTCCTCGGCGCATGGATTCAGCACGGCACGCCGACGATGCGCGCGCGGCCGTGGCTGGGGCTGTCGCCGCAGGACCTACGGGACCTCCGACGGATGCTCGGTTTGTGATAGCAGGCAACCCGCTTGCGGCTCGTCTCGGCGATACAGTAGACTGCGGTTATGTCGACAAAACCCGCCGATGGCGTGCCTCAACCCGAAACCGCTGCGGCTGACGCTGCAGCCGCCCCAGCTGCTGCCGATGCAGCGGAAGACATTGCCGCGCTCCGCGCTGCCGCCGCCGAGCTGGCCGCGCTGAAGGCCGAGGGCGCCGCCGCCCGCAAGGCTGACCGCGACGCTCGCAAGCGTGCGCAGGAGGAGGCCGAGAAATCCGGCGAGCTGGCGAAGGCGCTTGAGACGGCGAAGAGCCGGCTCGCCGAGCTTGAGGGCATCGAGCCGCTCGCCGCTCGCTGGCGCGCCCATGAGGAAGCGGAAACCAAGCGCCTGGACAGCGAGGCCGCCACGCTGCCCGAGGCCATCCGCGCGCTCTACGCCGACGCCGCCAGCGTCGAGGCGAAGGCCAAGGTGCTCGCCGCGTTCCGCGCGACACTTGCCGCGCCCGGTGCGCAGAAGGCCGTCAGCGTCCCGCCCGCCCTCGGCGCGCCGCCGGGACTGACTGCGCCCGACATCGAGGCCGCTCTGGCTGACCCGACCGGGCGGAAGTTCGCCGAAATCAAAGCTCGCGACCCGTCGGCCGTCGCAAAGTTCTTCGCCGGTGTGCTTGGTGGCAAATCGGCTCCCTCCCTCGGCATCGGGCGATTCGCGCCCGGTGGTAACCGGGGTGCCTAACGCTTGATGCGCCAGAAGGCGCGAGGAGGGCCCCGTGGCCGTCACTACGTCAACGACCGTTGCAAACTGGCTCCTTTCCGAAGTCATGTCCCAGCTGGCCCTCGACCCGCTTCGCGGGAAGTACGTCCTGCTGCCGTTCCTCAACCAGTTCTCCATCGCCGGCAGCTCGTCGAAGAGCCGCAAGATTCGAAAGAAGAACGCGCTGGCTGCGGCGCTCGACGACACCGAGGGCCTCGCGTTCTCGAACCCGGCGACCTACTCGGTCGCCGCGAACGTCACCATCACGCCGACGACGAAGGTCCAGGGCGTGCAGCTGACGAGCGACTCGATGGAGCTCGCGCTCCCGGGCGTCTCGCGTGACCAGATTATCGCCGCCATTCAGAGCAACTCGGCCGCCGTGCTCCCGCTTGTGCGTGACGCCATGGCCGAGGTGCTGCAGGCCCACTATCTGCGTGCCGAGACTGACGCGCTGCAGCTGTTCCCGGGTATCTCGGGCTCGTCGGGTACGACGAACACCGCGCTGTCCTTCGCGACCATGCTCGACGCGCTGACCAAGCTCCTGACGAACAACGTCGAGAGCGAGGACGCCGTGTTCGTGCTCGAAGAGAAGGGCGTAGGCGACCTCCGCGCGCTGGCCGTCGCCGGCACCGGCGCTCCGCTGTCGACCATCTTCGCGTCGTCGGCTGCCGACGTGGCGTTCTTCAATCACCGTCCCGATGCGTCGCGCAACGGGTTCCGCGGCTCGTTCGCGGGCATCCCGATTTACGCGGCGAATCGCTCGGTCATGTCGACGGCGAACGCTGGCGTCGACCGCGTGGCGGCGCTCATCGTCGCCGGCCGCGGCGGCACTGGCGAGCCGGGCAGCGTGCGCGGCTTCGCCGAGCTGACGGAGCGCTACGCCCCATCGCTCGGGTTCCAGTACGATTTGGGGGATGACACGCTCATGGGTGTCGGTCGTTGGTGCTGGGCCGTCGGTGAGCACACCGACGAGCACGGTATCAAAATCATCTATAAGGCGACCTGAGCGCCTGAGGGGGCCCGCACCCGCGGGCCCCCTCCTTTTTCCCTCTGACGAGGTGCCAACGTGCGACGCGCTGTGATTCTGAAGAGCATCAAGGACCCACATACCGCCGAGTTTGGCGACCACGGCGTTGACCGTGAAGGAAACCCAACGGGCAACCGGCAGGCCTTGATGCGTGCCCTGTCGAAGCGCGTCACGACGACCGTCGACGGTAAGGAATACGTTTTGCCTATCTTCCTCGTCGACAGCGTCGGGCCGTGGCTTGACCACAAGGGCGGCCGCGTCGACGATTCGAAAATCCCCGACTCGGACGAATGGCGTGCGTTCGAGGACGACGTCATCAACCGCGAGCATAGCGAGGAGATGCTCGCTCGCTGGCGCAAAGCCCAGGCGAAGTTCATCGCCGACTCGGTCGAGGCCAAGCGCCTCGCCGATGCGCAGCTCGAGCAGATGCAGTCCTCCGACATCGCGAAGAGCATCCAGGGTCTGGTGCGCAACGTCGCGCAGTCGACCGCAGCCCGAAAGGCCAGCGCATGAGCGACCAGAAGGACGTGCCTGCGAAGGTCGTCGACAAGATGGCCGAGCAGCTGAAGAAGAGCTCGAACCTTTCCGCTGAGCAGGCCCGCAAAATTGCGCGGGAATCTGCGGAGCGTGTCAACCGTGAACGCCGCCAGAATGGCGGCAACTGAGGAGGTCTGAATGTCTCTCGCAGCATTGAACACCGGCGGAAACCACAACCTGTTCCGCGCTGACGTCAGCGACGGCACCGGCTTCGCCATCACCGTGGCGGCCAGCGCGACGCCGCAGGCCGTCTTCAACGCTCTCCTGACGGAGAAGAAGAACAGCACCGGCGGCGGTCTGTCGTTCGCCGTCGGTACCGGCGTGGTCACCGTCGCGACGCCTGCAGGCTGCGGGCGTTACCTCGCCATCGCCAGCGCCGGCAACACGCAGGGGCAGAACGCGGCGTTCCACAACATCCAGTTCTACGCCAAGGAGGCTGGCGTCGCCGCTGCCGCGAAGGGCGTCAAGGCGCAGAAGCTTGAAGGCGCGGCCGCCGCGCAGGGCAACTGTGGCGTCGCGATGGCGATGATCGACCTGTCGGCCGTCGGTGACACTGTCGAACTTCGCGTGGCCGTGCAGACGAACGGCAACGCGGTCACGTTCCGCGATCTGTCGATTGACCTCATCAAGATCGGCGAGGTCTGAGCCTTCCAGATGACTGACGCCGCGCCCGCTGTCCCTTGATGGCGGGCGCGGTGCTTTGACCGTCCACCTTTGCCGGGGTACTTTTCGCCATGCGCAATCGTCTTCTCATCATCGCCGGCGTGCTGTCGTTCGCCGGTGCCCTCTATGCCTTCTCGTCGCCGGTGTCCGTGGTCGAGGCCGTCCGTGACGCGGCGGTCAAGGTTGGCCCGGCGTTCCCCCGCGCCGAGCGCATCACATGCGACACGACGGCCGGCGGCATCGCCATTCAGCCGACGGGTGGGTTCAACCTCATCAGCTACGAATGTACGGCCAAGGGCAACGTCACGGTCGGCAGCAAGACCGGCGCAGGCGCCGCGCTGACCACGTCGAATGGCGTCGACTACGTCAGCGGCGACCGCTTCGGCTCGAACGTGCAGACGCCCGAGCGCTGCATCACGACGGCCGGCACGACGGTCCTTCAATGCCGCTTCCTTGTGACCGCGCAATGAGACGCGCAGCCTTCTTCGCCGCGCTGGCGCTGGCTGCTGGCGGCGCGCGCGCGCAGTACATCCTCGGCGAGGAAGCATGGCTCGTCGGATCCGACAGCGGGTTCGACCGTCCTCCGGCTACCGGCAACGTCGCGCCGGCGCCCGTCTTCGAGCTCGTCGCCGGCACGGCGACGCCGAACGACCTGCCGGATAGCCTCGTGGTCAACAGCACGACGATGACTCTCGTCCTCGCGTGCGACGCCCAGGGCATCAGCGGCACCAACTGGACATGCCGCGACAGCAGCGGAAACGTCGTCCTCGCCGAGACGGGCGCGGGCGCATCGCCGACGACGACGATCAATACGATGTTCCACGCCGCCGATGCGTCTGAACGAGGCGTCAGCTATGCCTCGGCCGGAAAGACGCACAGCGCCTCGGCATCGAACGTCGGCGACCTTGGCACCGATGACCTCGTCGTAGAGTGGGTGGGTCGCCTGGGAAGCGCCAACGCCAGCCTGGTCGACAAGGGCATCGCTGGAGCCGACGGCTGGGCCATCAGCGGAGGGTTCACGACCGCTCCTCGGCTGAGCCTGCGAACCGCCTCGACGACAGCGGCCATCGTCACCGCATCCGCCGCGAACGTCGCCTTCGCCCACCTGCTGTTTTTTGCTGACCGCAGCGAAGCAAGCACGAACGGCTCGTTTGGCTACCTGAACGGCGCAGCCGGCACCGGCGTCGACATCAGCGCACGAAGCGGCTCCCTGAACAACGCCGCGCTGTTCGCCAACGGCGGCCCATCTGGCAGCGCCATTGCTGGCGGCGCCCTCACATCGACCCTGCACGTCTGGCGCTGCGCAGGCTGCTTTGCCGGCGGCGCGACGAATCCGACGCAATGGGGTGAGATTGCTAGGAGACGCGCTGCGACTGCGTTCGGCGTGCTGCCGGCCGTCGCCGACAATGGGGCGCCGACCGCGCTGACGCGCGCCACCACCGCACACGTTGACGTCGTCGACGGCAGCGTGCGCCACCTCTACCTGACGGGTAACGGCGCCCCGCGCGTCGCTCGTCGCACGCACAGCGGCGGCACCGTCGTTGCCGGCTACATGAGCGAACCCGCTGTCAGCAACATCGCGCTGCAGTCGCAGACGCTGGGCACGACGTGGGCCGCCATCACCGTCGGAGACAACGTCCTCGCCGATGCGTTTGCAGGCGCAGACCTGACCGTCACCGGAGACGACATCGACGGCAACAACAGCTTGGGTGAGCACGGACTGCGACAAGCCATCACGCTGACGGCCGCCACACACACGTTCAGCGCGTGGGCTCGCGCCGGTGCGCAGACCTTCGTCGCGCTGCGCGACAACACCATCGCCAACGGTGCCGCATGGTTCGACCTGACCGCGTGCGCGACATGCACCGTCGGGCAAGACTGCGCTGCGGCTGTCGGCACCGTGCAGGCGGGCGTGACGCAGGCGACCGCTTCCCGCTGGCCTATCGACACGACTGGCGACGGCGTGGCCGACGTTAACCTCTGCCGCGTCAGCATCACCTACACCGGCACGGCGGCACTCAACGACCACGACCTGCTGTGTGCGCCATCCGACGGCGTCACGCCCTACACCGACGCCGATGCGACTGTGGACTGTGGCTTCTGGGGCGTGCGCGTCGAGGCGTTCCCGATGGCGACCAGCTACCTCGCGACGACGACGGCCAGCGTGGCGCGCAACGCGGACGACGTGCGCTTCAGCGGCGCGAACCACTACGCCGGCAGCCCGTCGACGATGGACGTCGCGGTGCTGTGCCCACCGCATGACACGCAAGCGTCCTCCGCGTTTGCCAGCGTTGGCGTTGGCGCGACCGACTTCGCGCGCCTCGGCGTCGACGCTGCCGCCGACCGGGCCCTCGCCGATGCGACCGTTTCGACGGCGCAATGGTCCATCGTCGCGGCCTCCGGTGACGTCTCTGACGGCGTCGCTCACTCGCTGCGGCAGACGATGGCGACGAACAACATCACGGCCTACTACGACGGCGTCAGCATCGGCACGGACACGCTCGCCACGCTGCCGACCGTCGCGTCATCGCTCATCTACCTCGGCACCGCAGGCTCGACGGCTGCGCAGCCCGCGTGCCTTGTCTCCCGCGTTCGTCTCTGGTCGTCCCTCGCCGACCCGACGGTGGCCCCATGAACCGAACCACGCTCGCCGGTCTTCTCGTCGCGCTCGCCGGCTCCATCGTCGGCGGCGTCACCATCGTGCAGGGCGTCCTCGAGCCCGGCGCCGAGCTCATCGTCGAGTGCGCCCCCGAGGGTGACTGCGTCATGGCGGCCCGCCCGGCGGCCGAGCAATGCCCGACCCTGCTCGAGGGCGGCGGCGACCGGCCCGGCGAGGCGACCGGCCTCGAGGGCGACCAGGCGAAGGCGGCGCGCATCCTCGTGGCGCTGCTCGAGGGCGGCGCAATCAACGGGTTCCGCACCGTCGCTGCCGACTCTGGCTGCGTCGTCGCCGTCGCGCTGTCCCGTCAGCAGGCGGCCGAGTGGCGGCAGGCGCTCACCGGGCAGGACGCCGGGGGCAACGTCAGCGGCGAGGTTCTCGCGACGCTCACGCCGACCTCGCCGGCCGGACTGCCGGTGCAATGGGCGGGCAGCTCGGCGCCCGAGGAGCGCACCGAGGCGTTCAACCTGCTGGCCATCGATGCCGGCCCGGGTGCGCCATGACGGGCGTCGACGTCGTCCTGCAGGGCGGCGGCTCCAACTGCGTCGGCCTCGCCGCCGCGGCCTACGAGCTCCGTCAACGGCGCGTCATTCGCCGCGTCGCCGGCACCTCGGCGGGCGGGCTGGTCGCGCTGGCCGTCGCGTTCGACGTCGACCCCGAGCGCCTGCAGGCCGTCCTTGCGCATGCGCTCGCTGACAACCGGCTGCTCGACGGCGACCTCGGCTGCTTCCTGTCGCGCTATGGCTGGTGCAGGGGCGATGCGCTGCGGGCGACGGCGCGGAACCTCATCGGCGAGGGCGCCCGCCTCGGCGATGCCCGGCGCCCCGTCGCCGTCGTCGTCGGCGACCTGTACGCGCGCGCGCCCCGGGTGCTGTCCTCCTGGGCGACGCCGAACGTGCTCGTCGAGGACGCAGCGACAGCAACGGCCGCTATCCCCGGCGTGTTCGCTGCGCAGGAGATTCGCGGGCTCGGCGTCGGCAACCGGCTTCACGTCGACGGCGGCGTGTCAATGAATTTCGGGCTCGACCTGTTCGACGACCAGCCCGACACGCCGACGGTCGGCATCCGGCCGGCGCAGCGGCGAGACGGTCTGCGTCCGGTGCGCGACCTCAAGGCCTATCTGTGGGCCCTCGCCGGCCTGCGGCAATGGGCGGCGGACAACGCCTACCGCAGCGACAAGGCGGCCGTCTCCATCGTCGACGTGCCGGGCGGCGATGGGCTCGACTTCTCCCTCTCCACGGACGATATTCAGCAGCGCTGGGACGCAGGCATCGAGGCGATGCGGCGCGCGCAGCTGGAGGGGTGATGACTCATGGGGTGGTCAGCATCATCGGCGAGCACACGGGCGCCATGGCTGCAGGGGCTACGTCAACCCTCGCCACGCTAGCGGTCGCCACGACGACGCCAGCGCCGGCGGGCGTGCCTGGCTGGCTGCCGTACCTCGGCAGCCTCGCCGGCCCCGTCCTCGCCTGGCTGGGTGCCCGCGTGTTGATTGCCATCGCGACCCGGCAGCGGGCCCTCGCAGCAGCCAAGCGCCGCCGCGCGGCCGAGCTGCTGGCCGACAGCGACGCCGGCAACGACAAGGTCGCGCTGCAGCTGCAGGACGAAGCCGACGCTGCGCAGGCGACGGCCGATGCGCTCGATGCAGCCCGCGGCGTCCATCATCAGGACAGCCCCGGCAAGTAGCTGACGCCCGCAGGCAGCCGAACGGCTCGCAGCACCTCGCCGCGCTGCGGGCCGTTGCGCTTGTGGGAGACATGCACCCAGCCCGACCGCGGCTCGCCGACGACGTAAAACTCAAGGATGAGCTGGTCGAACGGCAGGCTGAGGTCGACGATGGTCTGCGCGAGGCGCTTTGTGTCGACGCCTGCGGACTCGATGTCGGCGGCCTCGCCTGCGGCGTGCTGGCTCGAGGCCTTGCCGCCGACGGCCCGGTTCGCTGCCGGCCCGCGGTACCCGCTGTTGATGCGAATCGGACGACCGAGCCCGTTGCGCAGGGGCTGCAGGACCTGCAGGCAAAGGGCCCGCAGGTTCTCGATGACCTCCGGCGGCGGCGTGTTGTCGAGCCCGCGACGGGCGGCGGCCTCTGAGCGGCTGAGCTCGGCGAGCGAGAACGAGGGCGAGAGCTGCATCGGGGCAGGGTAGCCGCGGCGCGCGCGCCGGGATACGCTCTCGGCCGTGGAACAGAAAATCCTCCGGGCATCGACGCAGACGCTGGTCACCTACCCGCGCCTCGCGCCCCAGCGCCTGCTGCTGGAGGCGCCGACGTCGGCGACGGTGAAGCTGCTGATGCCTGCGGTGCAAGGCACGACCTACGACCCGGCGACGGTCGACACGTTGTCAGCGACGACGCTGGGCGCCCATCAGGAAGGCGACGACCACGTCACGCTGTCAGCCTCGGTCGCCCTCGTCGCAAACCGGCGCTACCTGCTTGAACCCGGCAACGGTCGTCACCTGGACGTGCGGGCCCTTGAGGGCGGCACGACGAACCAGCTGCGCACGGCCGAGCCGCTGCCATGCACCGTGCGGAACGGCTCGGCCCTGAAGGGCTGGGCTGTCACCGTCGCGTTGACTGCTGCGCAGACCGACCAAGTGGGCGACGCGCTGGCGCTGTTCCGGGCTGTCATCAACGGGTCCACCTATGAGTGGAGCGAATCGTTCCGCGTCGTCAACCGCATCACGTCCCCGCGGCTGAACCCGACGATGCTGACGCATGCATACCCCATCCTCGCGTCGCTGCGCGACACGAATGACATCGACTACGAGGAAACCATCCAAGCGGCGTGGGAGCATCGCATCGTTCCGGCGCTGGCGGCGAAGGGCATCCTTGACGAGGACGTCATCAGCGACGAGGCGCTCATCCCATGGCATGCGACGGCCTGCGTGCTTCACCTCATCGAGCCCGACCCGCGGTTCGCGACCGACTTTGTGAGCCGCATGCGCGAGCTTCACGAACAGCAGCAGCAGACGACGCTGGCGCGCGCCGACTTCGCCGTGCGTAGCCAAGACGAATCGACGCCACGCGACACCGGCAACGAGCGCAGGTTTGACACCATGCGAATCAGCCGATGAGCTACGCCATCGCCCGCGCTCAACTCGTCAGCATCGTCGAGGCGACGGCGCCGACGACGCTGCTGCTCGGACTCGGCGACAAGTTCCGCCATGATGCGCGCGGGGACGATGCGCAGCCCGTCGGCGGCCGTCGTCGCTTCTGGCTGCGAGCGGTACAGGGGTTTCGTCGCGGCCCCTCTCGCCTGCAGGTCAATGAGGGCATGTACGACGTCGAGTTGGTTGTTGAGTACCAAGCAGCCAACGACAGCGGGCTGCTCGATAGCTGCATGGCCGAGGACTTCGAGGCCATCACCGCGGCGCTCATGCGCGACAGCAACTGGAATCGGCCAGCATCTACCATCCGCAACGTCGGGGCCGTTGACGCCGACGTGCTGTTTCGCGCCGGCCTCGAGGACGTCGAGGGCGGTCGCCGTCTGCGTATCACGTTCCCCCTCGAGGTGACACTATGACCGACGTAGCCCGACTGCTTTCCCTGTCCTACGGTCTGAACGCCAGCGCCACGACCATCGGCACCGCGCCGGCATCGTTCGCCACGGTGCTCCCGCGAGCGGCTGTCCCGTCGTTTCTGCCTCGAACGCGGCAGGCCATCGACCGCGCGCTCTACAGCGTCGACGGCCGCCGCTTCATGCGCGTGTTCGGCGTGAAGGACATCGCGGAGCTGCAGCTGCCCGTCGAGTTCAAGGGCATCAGCGGCAACACCGGCGCGGGAATCACGTCGGCCGGCGGCTGGGAGCTCGTCATGGAGCAGGGCAACCTTCTGGCGTCGCTGTTCGGCAGCACCGCGGCGACGACGACGGTGGGCGCCGCGCCGACGGTGACGTCGGGCACCGGCTCGTCGCTGACCGTGTCGACGAACGTCCTCGCGAACCTCGATATCATCTTGGTGCAGACGTCCATCGGGACCGAGGCCCGCCAGGTTGTCAGCGGCGGCGGCACCACGACCGTCACCGTTGACCGCGCATGGATCGGCACGCCGACGGCATCCTCGGCCGTCATCCGCGCCGCGCGCTACAGCGTCAGCACCAGCCAGACCGTTCACACGCCGGTGTGGTTCAACGCCGAGGGCGAAAACTGGCGCCGCCGCTACGCAGACTGCCAGCCATCGTCGCTGGTGCTGAACGTGCCGAACGCCGGCCTCGTCGAGGCCGACTTCGCCTTCCTGCCGAACGACTGGGACGACCAGGCCGAGGCGAACCCTTCCTTCGCTGCGCCGACCGCCGGCTCGCCGGTTGTCTCGGGCGGCAGCCAGTTCTTCATCGGCGCGAACGCCTTCATGCTCCGCAGCGCCAGGCTGACCGTGAACATCGGCATGGTCATGCGTGAGACGACGACGGGCATCAACGGCGTCCGCGGCGGGCTCGCGACCGACAAGACGAACATCATGCTCGAGGGCGAGCTCTACGTTGGCGACAACGCGGGCGTCATCGGCGACGTCAGCGACGACACCGGCGGCGCGGGCGTGTCGCCGTTCCTGAACGACATTCTCGGCGACGGCTCGGCGACGGGCGCGGCGCCCTCGTCGGTCGACGTCAGCCTGCAGGTGGGCACGGCCGCCGGCGCGGCGATGTTCCTTCGCATCCCGGCCGCCGACTTCCGCTCGGCCGGTGTGCGCGAGGGCGGCCCGTTCGCGGTGCTGCCTTTCCAGGCGTTCGCGACCGCGCCCGCCAGCGGCTCGCCGTTCTCGCTCGGGGTGTTCTGATGCTGCTGGTCTTCCCGGGGCAGCGGGCGCAGCCCGCCCCCCTGCGGGCGGTGCTCGAGGCCGCATGGAACGAGGCGCGCCGCGCCCGAGCAGACGAGATTGCCGCGCGCGTCAAGGCCGGCGTCCCGCTCGACGACGAGACGGCATGGCCGGCGGTCGAGCGCATCGCCGCCGCCATCGCCGAGGCGAAGCAGAAGCAGGACAGCGTCGCGCTGGCCCGCCTCGCCGGCGAGCTGCTGCAGGCGACCGCGGGGCACGCGCTGGTCGAGCTCGGGGAGTTCGTCGCGCCTGAGGGCATCGACGGGCTCGTCATCACATGCGCCGTCCTGTCGCAGGCCGAGCGGCTCGATTTGATGGCTGCCCTGGCTGATGCCTGGGCGGCGCTGGCCGAGCTCGAGCGGCAGGGCTCCTCGGCGACCGCGCGCCGCGCAGCAGACGAGGTTGTCGTCGCCGCGCAGTTCGCCATCGTGCGGAAGGTCATCGTCCACCTCGGCGGCATCGACGCGCCCGAGGGTGTCGACCTCTGGGAGGGCGTGCGGCTGGCTGGGCTGCTGGGCCCGTTGTTCTCCGCGGCGCGCTGGTTCCTGACGTTGCCGCCGGGAAAAGCGCTGCGCTGTGGGCTGCCGTCGTCGTCGACCTGAGCGAGTTCGACTGCAGCCGCTGCATCGGCCCGCAGCGCGTGTTTCGAGGATGCCACGGCGGCGGCCGGGTGACGTTTTTCGAGGGGACCGCGCACGCAACGCGGACGTGCCCGCGGCGGCTCATCCGTCAGCACCCGGACGTGCATGCGGTGTTCGACGTCTGGGGCGCGTGTGACGGCCGCGTCGGAGTCGACGGCCTCAACCGCATCAGCACCCATGCCGCAGAAGCGTTTGACGTGGTAGCGTCTGCGCGGGCGGCGCGGGCGAAGGCCGACGCCGAGGCAGTGCAAAAGGAGGCAGCCCGTGGCCGTTGAAGACATCGAGCTGCGGCTGACCGTCGACGGGCGTCCCGCGCAGCGGGCGCTCGAGGAAACCCGTCTCGCTGCGGAGAAAATGGGCGGCGGCGCCGCCAAGGTCATCGGCTCGCTCGAGGGCCTGCAGAAAGGCGCGCAGGCGCTGCAGCAGAAACTCGCGCCAACGGCCGCCGCGATATCTAGCGTCGCTGGTGCCCTCGGACAGGCCGGCGGCGAAGCGGGGAAGGTGGTCGCGGGCCTCGGGCAGCTCGCCGCTGCGTTCGGCGCTGGCGGCCCGCTGGGCCTCGGCATTGTCGCGACGACGCTGGCGTTCGACAAGTATCTGGCCGTCCAGAAGGAGGCGACGGAAGCCGAGAACGTATGGCGCGGCATGCTTCAGCGGACGACGCCCGAACAGGAGCGGGCCCGGCAAAGTGTCGCCAGCCTCGCCGATGAGGCGAAGCGCTTCTCTGAAGAGGTTCGCAACGCCGGGAAGACCGAATACGAGGTAGCGCTGGCGCGGGCTGCGACGCAGAAGACGCAGCTCGAGACGATGATCGCCAACATCGAGAAGAGCGAGCGCCTGCGGCAGGCATCGGTCAATCGAGCCGAGAGCGCGCTGGCATCCGCCCGAGGAAAAGGCGACGTCGCGGCAATGGGCGCCGCGCAGGAGCAGCTCGACACCGCGCTCGCTGTTCAGCAGAAGGTCCGCGAGGACGCCGCCGTCTACCGTTCGCAGGTGGCGTCAATCGAGGACAGCGTCTGGCAGATTGCCGACGCATGGATGGCCGTTGAGCAACAGTCGAAAAAGGCGTCGGCGCGTGGCGGTGGCGGTGGCGGCGGCGTCGCGACCGGCGACGTGCAGGGCATGCTCGCGAAGGAATACGCCGACCGACTGAAACTGCTGAAGGACTTCGGCGCCGACGTCGAGAAGGAACGCGAGGCAATCGAAGAAGACCTGCGGTCAATATCCCTGACCGGCGGCATGCGCACGGGCGGGCTTTCCGGTGCGCCGGCCCGCGGCGTCGCTGCTCGCCCGGACGATGAGCTGAACGAGCTGCGGAAGGCGGCTGAACGCTCGGCGCTGGCTGCGCAAGATTGGTCGCTGGCGTGGAAGCTCGCGAGCAACGAGGTGACGGAAGCCCTGGCCGTGACGGGCAACGAGCTCGCCAACCTCGCGACCTCGGCGGCGGCCTCCCTCGGGACGTTCATTGCCGAATCCGCGGCGGGGCAGGAGGCCGCGCTCGCGAACCTGCTGAAAGCGGCCAGCCAGCAGGCCGGCGGGTTCGTCATGCTCGAGGGCGGAAAGCTCATCGCCGCGGGCGTCACCAGCCTCGGCCTCGGAAACCCTATCGGCGCCGGGCAGATTGCCGGCGGCGCAGGGCTCGTCGCCGCGGGCGCTGCCATCCAAGCAGGCGGCCCGCTCGCCGTGTCGTCGCTGCTGGGGCAGTCCGGCGGCGCTGGCGCTGCAGCGGCATCGGGGACGGCGACGGATCCCGGTGCCCGAGCTCGCCCGGCCCGCACCATGCCAGGCGAAGGCGGCGGGACGCAGCTCACCATCGTCTACGGCGGACTCTCGGGCCCGACTGCTGACGACGGCGCGCGCGCGCTGAAGAAGGGCGAGCAACGCGCCCGGAAGCGAGGCTACTGATGACCTACCCGGTGTTGCTCCCCGGCATCCTGCTGCGCGCTGGGCAATCCATCCGCGTCATCGAAAACGCGGTGGCGCTGACGCTTCCCGTCGTCGACCCGGCAACGGGCGTCGCGCTCGCGACCGACAAGGTCTTTCACCTCCGCGGCAACGCTGCGACCGATGACCTCGTCGAGGTGCTGCGGCAGACGGTGCAGTCGCACACCGGCGCGAACACCTATACCGCCGCCATCACCCGCAGCATCGACGGCGCCGCGCTGCCGTCGAGCATCACCATCACGCGGGCGACCGGGACCAACAATTTCAGCATCGACTGGGCCAGCGGCTCAACGACTGTCGACCCGGCGCTATGGGGCTATCGCACCGTTGCGACGACGACGGGGACCAGCTGCGTCGGCGACATCAGCCCGACCGCGCAATGGGTCGGAAACGACGTCATCGAGGAGTTCGAGCCCGAGAGTGAGGCCGATGCGTTCGTCGAGCGCGCGCGCTCCGGGTTCGTCGTCGGCGGGCTGCGTGGTGGGCCCTACGATGTCGGCCGCATGGGTCTGCGTTTCCAGACCGCCGAGCGCACCCATGAGCGCTACGTGCCCCTCATCAGCAGCGTGCTTGACCGAGGCCGGGCGTTCTCGAGCTGCTGGGGCAAGCTCGCGAGCGGGCGGCGGTTCGAGCTGCACCTCGCGACGGCGACCGGGACTACGCTCGCCGCGCTGACCACGACCAGCGGCGGGACGCGGCAGGCGCCGCCGACGCAGGGGACGGGCTGGCACCTTGACGGAGACAGCGTCGAGGGCGGGTTCAGGCCTGAGCGCTACGGGCCCGGCGTACCGCTCTACTCATGGCGGCTGCGGATGCTAGGCTCGACGTCGTGACGTTCGCGACCGACCTCGCCATTGCCAGCGCGCGGAATCTGCGGTTCGCTGTCGAGATCGACGGCATCGGTACGGCGTTCCACGACTGGCCCGACATGGAAGCGTCGACGGCCGGCATGCCGACATGGCTGGCATCGCGCGCGCGCAAGCCGGTGCTGCAGACCGTCGAACAGGGCGAATCCAGCATCGACGTCGACCGCCGCCGCATGCTGGGTGGCTCGTTGCGCGTCGTCGTCATCGATGACGGCACCCTTGGCGACCTGTTCGCGAGCCGCAGCCGGCCGCTCACGTTCGTCACCAGCACCGCGACGGCAATCACGACAAGCATCACGGTGAACAGCGTCGCCGGCCTGCCGGCGTCGGGCTACGTCTACATCGGCGGCGAAACGGTGTTCTACGCCAGCATCGTCGGCACGACGCTAACGGGCTGCGGGCGCGCATCGTTCGGCAGCCCGGCGCAGATTCACTACGGCGACGTCACCCGGGGCGCTCCGGTCTACTTGGCGCCTCCGCGATGGGTCGGCCGGCGCGTTCGGCTGCATGGGATGCTCATCGACGACCATCCCGGATTCACGTTCGTTTACGGTGCCGGCGAGACGACGCTGGACACGTTCCGCATCGAGGAAGCCCCGGTCTACGTCGGCAACGACCGCTGGGAGATTCGCTGCAGCCACCTTTCGGACGAGGTCGCTGCGCGAAAGCTCGGCGTGAACCTGCGGCAGGCGGACGCCGTGCCGTCGCAGCCGACGTTCGACGCCGTCAACACCCGCCTCGAGTGGCGCGCGCGCGGCGTGCTGTCGCTGTTCCCGACGACGACGACGGGCTACTACCCGACCGAGGTGGCCATCACCTACGAGGACGACAGCGGCGAGCTGTTGCGGTTCAAGGGCAGCGACCGGACGACGTTCCCTGCCGGCTCCATCGTCTACACCGCGCCGAGCGGTCTTTTGTCGCCCGGCTCGCCGGTGGATGCCGCAGCAGGCGCGCGCGCCGGCCGGCTCTACCCGCGCAGCGTCGAGCACTGGGCCATCCTGCAGGGCGGCAACGCCGGCAACCTCGCGCTGTTCGCGTTGACCAGCATCCTTGGCGACGCAGCGAACGGCGCATACGACGTGCTCCCCGGCGCGAACCGGGACTCGACGACGCTCGCCGGCGAGGAGATGAGGTTCGGCGCCGGTATCTCCATCCTCGAGGTCGACAGCAGCGCCTTCATCAGCATCGGCGCAAACGTGCTGCAGGGCTGGTGCTACGTCATCGACGAGGCCATCGGCGTCGACGAGTTCCTCGCTGACTGGTGCCTCGCGACGCAATCTTTCTGGTACGTCGACCGGCTGGGAAAGCTCACCGTGCAGTCGCTGTCCGAGCAGCGCGTCACGCCGACGCGCACGCTGACGACGAGCGACGTCATCGGGGAGCCGACGGTCGAGGTGCTCGAGGACGCTATCTACCCGCGGGCGACCATCGAGCTCGGGTACGCTCCATGGTCGGGCGAGTTCCTCGACACGCTGACCATCGTCGACGAGAACATGGCGGCTCGGTACCCGGAACGCCAGGACGCGCTCCAGCTGGAGAGCCGCGGGCTGTCGCTGGGGACGGCTGGCATCCAGCGCCCGACCAGCAGCCGAACCGACGTTGAGATGCTCGTCCGGCGGGCGATGCTCGAGGACGGCCGCGGCCGACTCTACGTCGACCTGGTGGCGCCCGCGACGTGCCTCCTGCTCGAGCTCGGCGCGGTCGTCACCATCGGATTTTCCGGGCTGCCCGACTACGAGGGCGGCGACCTCAACGGGCGGCGCGCGCGCATCGTTGCCCGGCGGCCCGACTATGACCGCGGGACGGTGCGGCTGCGGCTGCAGGTCATCGAGACGCTCGCACACGTCGCGCCTGCGGCGGTCGTCAGCTCGGTCGTCGGCAACACGCTGAACCTGAGGACCTCGGGCCCCGAGGTTTCCTCGGCTTCGCCTGGGAATATGTTCGCGGCAGGCTGGACCATCGAGCTCTGCTACGCCGTCGCACTCGGCGCGCCGGCGACGGCGACGATTGCCAGCGTAACGGCGACCAGCGTCACGCTCACCGCGCCGCTTGCGGTGCCGAACCCCGGGCTCGACTACATCCGAATCGCCCCCGTGTTCCCGGCCGTCGCAAGCGCGAACGGCTACCTGCCCGATGAGTTCGCCTACCAGCAGGAATCGACGACGACGCCGATGACGAGGTACCGATGACGTCCGGGCGCGACAACTACCATTTCCTGCAGACGCTCGGCGGGGGCGGCGGCGGCGCGCCGACGAACGCGAGCTACGTCGTCCTCGCGCTGGACGCCACGCTGACGAACGAGCGCGTGCTAACGGCGGGTGGCGGCATCACCATCACCGACGGCGGTGCGGGTGGCAATGTCACCATCGCAGCGACCGGCGGCATCGCCGACGGCGACAAAGGCGACATCACCGTCAGCAGCAGCGGCACAGTGTGGACCATCGACGCCGCAGCGGTGACGAACGCAAAGCTCGCCAACGTCTCCACGGCGACGCTGAAAGGCCGCACAACGGCCGGCAGCGGCAGCCCTGAAGACCTGACGGGTACGCAGGCGACCGCGCTTCTGGACACGTTTACGAGCGCGCTGAAGGGCCTCGTCCCGGCCAGCGGTGGCGGCACGACCAACTTCCTGCGGGCTGACGGGACATTCGCTGCTCCACCAGGCGGCGGCGGCGGCGCCAACGTGGGAACCGCGACCATCAACTTTGGCGCGTTCCCGGGCTCATCCGATGCGAGCGTCGCGGTGACCGGACAAGCCGGCATTGTCGCCGGCAGCGTCGTGCAGGCATGGATTCGCCCGGTGGCGACGGCGGACCATTCCGCCGACGAGCACATGCTGGAGACCATCAAGGTGCATGCGCACACCATCGTCGCCGGCACCGGGTTCACCATCAGCGCGTTCAACGCCGCCACCATCAACGAGCCCGCCGAGAACGCCGTCGCGAAGGACAACCTCTCCCAGATTGCTGCGCGTCCGGGTGGGGGAGGGCCGCAGGACGGGCTTACCGCCGACAGCGGCGGTAAGGGCACGCGCATCTACGGGCAATGGACCATCGCATGGTCGTGGAGCTGACAATGGCAGTCCTTTTCTCGACGTCGTCGCAGGATGAGGCGCACGCATACCTCGCGAGCATCGCCGCTGAGTGGCCGCTCGCTGAGTGCCGCCCGAACGGCGACGCATGGGAGGTTCACGACCTCCCGCCGAGCTACTTCTCTGGCCCGGTGTTCGACGCTATCGTCGAGCGCGCGGTGGCGAAGGTTCTCCAGCATCTGCAGGGTGGGTGACGCATGGCGATTCAGATTCAGGGCAACGGCGGCACCATCGGCGAGGTCGACGGGACAAGCTTTCGCGCGCTGCGGACGACGAAGCGGCCGATGGACTACGGCGCCCTCGGTAGCTACGCCGTCTCTGCTCGTACCGGTGTTATGGCCGCCGGCCTCGCCGCCAACAGCGAGATTTTCCAGCTGCGATGGACTGATGTCACGCGCCTCTGCGTCATCACGTCGGTGCATTGCTCTGGCGGCGGCAGCATCGCTGCGTTCGCGGCTGGCGTCACCGTCATGGAGGTCCTCGCGGCGCGCTCATTCACCGCACCGGGCACGGGCGGCACCGCCATCACGCTGACGACGAACAACAACAAGCTGCGTTCTTCGATGGGGACGTCGCTGGTGAACGACATGCGTGTCGCGTCGACGGCGGCATTGACAGTCGGCACCAAGACGCTCGATGCGCAGCCGCTCGGTTCGATTGTGTCGTCGGTGACGGCGGTCGCAGGCGTCCCGCTCTGGCCGGCCGCGCACCTCTACGAAATCAACGAGAATGACGGCCAACCCATCATCCTCGCCGCCAACGAAGGCATCGTCGTGCGCGCTACCGTGCCGGCGACGGGGACGTGGACGGCGAGCATCGACGTGACTTGGATGGAGATGGCTGCGTACTGAGGAGCGACGATGGCGCGCGTCAAGAGCAGCACATTTCAGGGCGCAACGCCGTTCGAGGTCGACGTTGACGCGCTGACGCTGGGGCGCACGCTGCAGAACGCGGTCGGCGACGTCGCGCTCGTCTACGACAAGCTCACCGGCGAGAACGCCGAACCGCTGCCCGTGAACCACACCGGCCCGGGGCGCGGCTCCGTCCTCGGCGTCCCCCTGTGGAACCAGTACATCGGGCGCAGCATCAACTACGTCGGGAGCGGCACCAGCAAGGGCGGCATCCCGGCGCCCGTCTTCCTCATCGCGCATCCGTTCTACCTGCCGCGGGGCGAATCGACGCTCAACGTGCGCCTCGTCACCGAGGGCGGCAACCTCGCGCCGCTGCGCCCGACGGTGCGCGTGACGTCGACGACGGGGACGACGCGGCAAACGGCCGTCATGGACGTCGAGGACGGCATCGCATCGGTTCGCCTGACGGGCATGACCGAGGGCGAGAACCTGATATTCGTCGAGGCGAACACGCAGGGCTCGTCTCTCACGGACCTCTTGCTGCTGTCGTGGCATGGGTACTTCGACCGCGCGCGCCGGCCGTCGTCGGTGTCGCGCGCGCCGTCGGGCTCGACGTCGGTCGGCGTGACGATTCCCGGCGCATCCGAGGCCGTGTCGCACACGACGATGGACAGTAACTGGTTCTCGAGCGGCGCCGCGTTCGATGGCTTCATCACCGCGCACCTCGACCGCAACATCAACGGGCTGCTCGAGTTCGGCAGCGGCTGGCCCGCCGGCGGAAACTTCGCCTACACGCACGAGGACCAGACCGGCGGCGTCGCCGACCCGACGGACCCATCGCAGTCGCGCTTCCATGCGCACACGCGCTCGCTGCTCGCGAACGAGGGGCAGATTGACTTCCCGGTCTGGTGCGAGGCTTTCGGCGCCATGGGTACCGATGGCGTCGCCGTCGCCGCGGTCGGCGCTGCAGCACCCACAGCCGGCATGCTGCAATGGTTCGCGCCCTACCCAACAGCGGTCGCGCTGAACACGCTGACCCAGCTGCTCATCCGCTACCCGGACTTCCAGACGGCCAGCTCGAGGCTGCGGGCGGTCATCCTCGCCGGCACGAACGAGCCCGCGAATGTCACCAGCTGGACGGGGACCATC